ATCGGTAAGTTCGTTGTTCAGGGCTTCCGTCAGGGTATCGACGGCAACAAGCAGGAGATCAATCAGGCTTTCAGCACTCTGAAGGGTCAACTGCGACAGTTCGTCAGCGATTCCAAGCAGGAGGTCAAGAGACTCGAGCAGGAGCTGAAGCAACTCCGGGACTCCGACAAGAAGGAGGACAAGCGAAGGGCTGCCAAGATTGCCGCACAGCTTGCCCGGGAAAAGCGAGAGCAGGCTGCTGCCCAGGCTACGTACGAACAGCTCTCGAAGAGACTGGACGACGAGCAAAGGAAGCTTGGGCGTCTTGCCGACAAGTATGACGATCTCACTGCGAGAATCGATCGTGCTCAGCAGAAACTCCAGGCTGCAATCCAGACCAGGGACGACTACAACAAGCAGATCAAAGACCAGTATTCGGATATTCCGAGTGCTACAGGTGAGACGAAGGTCAAGGACTACATCGCAGATCTCAAGAAGCAGGTTGAGGACACGAAGGTGTTCGCTAATGCTTTGGCTCGACTGCGTGATCTTGGCATCAATGACGAGATGTACAAAGATCTTCTCGCCACTGGTCCTGAAGCTCTGCCGTTCGTCCAGGAACTCCTTGCTGGTGGCAAGCGGGGCGTCAATCAGATCAATGCCCTGAACAAGGAGCTGAACAAAGTTGGCAAGGGTCTTGGTAAGGAGGCCTCCAGTGAGCTCTACCAGGCTGCTGTGGACTCGGCTCGTGGCATTGTCGACGGTCTGAAGAAGCAGCGCAAGGCCATCGAAGAGCAGATGGACAGGATCGCCGATGCGATGGTCAAGGCTCTCAAGAAGAAGCTCGGAATCAAGTCCCCTTCGAAGGTATTCGCCGAACTTGGCGGATATTCTGCGCAGGGTCTGACGAAGGGCTTCAAGGACTCGACCGGAGACGTCGCCAAGTCCGCAGAGGATATGGGCGATACGGCTATCGACTCGCTTCGTAAGTCGCTTTCCAAGATGGCTCAGGCTGTTGACGGTGAGATCGATACGAAGCCGGTTATCAGTCCTGTTCTGGATCTGGACGGGGTCAAGAAGGACGCCACGAAGATCGGCGGAATGCTTGATACTGCGTCTATATCTGCGAGCTCTGCTTACAACAAGGCGAAGATCATCTCTCAGGCTCAGGCAAACACCAGTTCGTCCGGGCCAACTACGAAGGATGTTCAGCCTTCGGTAGTCTACAACCAGTACAACAACTCTCCTAAGGCCTTGTCTTCGGCGGATATTTACCGCCAGACGAAGAATCAACTATCCACAGCGAAGGGGGCTCTGTCAACGTAATGCTTGTTCAAGTAGAAGTCAGAACACCTAACGGTGACTTGTTGACCCTGCCGCTGGAGGACATTGACAACGGCCTGATCGTACAGGAAGTTGAAGGTCTTGATCCGGTAAAAGCAACACTGGTATCAACAAGTTTTGCTCAGATGCCTGGTGCTCAGTACCAGTCAAGCAGGAGAGAAACCCGTAACATCACGATCAAGCTCGGTCTTGATCCCGATCCATTGACGGAGACCGTGAGGGAACTGAGGAATCGTCTGTACGCTTTCTTCATGCCTCAATCCTCGATCAGTCTTCGCTTCGTTATGGATGATCTGGAAGTCGACATCGAGGGGAGAGTGGAGACTTTCGAATCTGCTCTTTTCACGCAGGAACCGGTAGTAGATATTTCGATCATCTGCTTTGATCCTGATTTCTGGGATGCTACGCCTGTTGTGATGAATGGTTCGACAGTTTCGAGTACGACGGAAACACCTGTCACTTATGAGGGAACCGTTGAAACGGGACTGTTGTTCACTCTCAATGTCGACCGGACTCTCAGCGAGTTCACGCTCTACCATAGAGCCCCGAATGACGATATTCGTGTGCTCGATTTCTCTGCTCCCCTTGAGGCTGGCGACGTGCTGACCATCAGTACTGTTTCCGGTCTCAAGGGGGCAACCCTGACCCGTATGGGAGTGGATAGTTCGGTCTTGTACGGGATATCTCCGCAATCAACCTGGACTGAATTCATGCCAGGAGACAACTTCGTCCGTGTTTATGCGGAAGGAGCTGCAATTCCTTACAGCATTGAATACACCACCAGGTATGGGGGTCTGTGATGGAAGTCTACACTCTCGACCCCCTGCTTCGTCGAGAAAGCGTTATCGACAGTTTCGAGTCTCTCATCTGGACAGAGAGATTCAATGAATACGGCGATTTCCAGCTGGATATTCGTTCTACTGTTGATAGTAGACGCCTTCTCATTCCGGGAATGCTTCTTTCCATGAATGAATCGTATCGAGTTATGATGGTTGAAACCATTGAGGATTCGGTGGATTCCGAAGGATCGAAAATTCTCTCGGTACAAGGCAGATCTCTGGAAGCAATTCTTCTCGATCGTGTCGCAAAGGAATCTCTTAGTGATTTGACCACTTCCCCAAAGTGGGTTATCACTGATACTCCCGCGAATATTGCGAGGAAAATCTTTCATGATATTTGCGTTACTGGAATTCTGAATTCAGGTGATGTGATTCCCTTTATCATTGAGGGGACTTTCATGCCTGAAGACACAATTCCAGAGTCGACTGACGACATCACTGTCGAATTGGACCCGACGACAGTATACGACGCCATCAAGGATATTTGCACGGTCTGGAACATGGGTTTCCGGATTCTGCGCAACTTTGATATGTCGCAGCTGTATTTCGACATCTATACAGGAAGTGACCGTACCACCGGTCAGACGACACTGCCGTCAGTCGTATTTACTCCAGAACTGGACAACCTTCAGAACACCAGAGAACTCACGACCATCGATAAGGCGAAGAACGTAGCTTATGTATATTCTCCGGCCGGTTTTCAGATGGTATATGCTGTGGGTGTTGATCCGGAAGTGGAAGGGTTCGAACGCAAGGTTCTGGTAGTGAATGCCAGCGATATTACATCGGATAACCCTGATGTCACTACCGCACTGATTCAACGTGGTAATGAAGAGCTGGCAAAAACCCGCGTCAATCAGAATCTCGATGGTGAAATCAGTCAGTACAGTCAATTCAAGTACGGAACCCATTACAATCTTGGCGATATTGTAGAGGTTCGCAGTACTGATGGCGCCACCAATAATATGCGAGTCACTGAGCAGATTTTCGTGTCTGATAAAGAAGGTGCGCGTTCATATCCTACGCTTACCGTCAATGAATTCATCAACACAGGTTCGTGGCTCTCCTGGCTGAACAACAAGCAGTGGATTGACATGGGTGAAACCGAGTACTGGGAAAATCAACCTTAGCGAAGGAGGCTACGAATGGCTGTCGGAGATCAGGCACAAGCGGCTGGTTACCCTATAGTTCCGGATACCGGCGAAGAAGGCCGAGTTCGCTGGGGAGCACTGGAAATCAACCGTACTCGGGATTTCCTCGCATTGGTCAAGGCGCTTATCCCTACGGGTAAGGCTGCCTATCGCACCGCAGGGGGCATCTCCTCGGGAACCGCTGATCCTAGCGGAGGCAATGACGGAGACATCTATTTCAAGATCATTGAGTAGGTGACCGGATGGCTAACCCACCGAATGCACCAACAACCCCGCAGATAACAAACGTCGGTGAACACAGCATTACCGCCAAGTTCGAAGACAATGGTAATGGTGGCGACGCGATCAATGCTCGAGAACTGGGTGTAGACAGAGATCCTGAAGGAAAATCCAAGACGCTGTTCGATTCAGATCGTTGGACAACAGTTGATGGTCTTGCTGCCGGTACAACCTTCTATATTTGGGCCCGATGCCACAATTCAGAAGGCTGGGGTCCTTGGTCGGGCAGAGCGAAAGCAACGACCTTGGATGTCCCTGATGCACCCAGTTCACCTCTCATTTCAAGCGTCACAGCTACTTCCGTAGACGTTGCGTTCTCCCCGAACAGTAGCAACGGAAGCAAGATAACTGCATATCAAATTGGGTACGGAACCACTCCGTCAATACCAGTAGGAATCGTATCGGCAAAGTCGCCGCAGGTAGTCGACGGTCTCATACCGGGGAAGGTTTATTACTTCACGGTAAGGGCTAAGAACGCCGTCGGATGGAGCGCGTGGTCAGCGACCACAAAGGTGCGAACCGTTGCAGGAGCTTACGTCAAGGTAGGTACGCAATGGAAACTCGCTATTCCTTACGTCAGAGTTGGAGGCGTATGGAAGATGGCAGAAGCTTGGACGCGTGATGTGGGGGTTTGGAA